CGGCTGTACTTGATTTCTGATTTCCGCAGTTCTCAAACTTAAAAGTAGAGAACGCCTGATCTTCAGCACTCAAGACATACGCCCACCAGAAAGGAGTTAAAGAAGCACTCAAGTACTCTAAAGGTACAAGAGCACAACTTGTTAGCTACCTAGCTGGTGAAGCAAATGTTCTACAATCACCATTAAATAAAGCGCCCTATGGTTTACCGGCAATGCTGGTGCGCTATAAGGGCTTTATCGATAGTGACGTAGAATTTGTTCGTTATCTTATGACCATATTTAATATGGCCATAGGAGTAAGGACAAATCCTGAGCTGGATCCTGAGCCAATCACATCCCCTTGGACCGGTGCTGACAATATCTCTGACGAAGAGATAAAGTGAGCACTTAAGTCTTTGGGAGTGAAAAGCTTCGACCCTGAATGGAAGAACTTCCACTGGTCAACCAAAGCAGGCCCTAACGGGCAGGCTATGTTTGGCGCAATGGATGATCTAGTCCTATTGCAAAGAAAACCTTTACTACTCCAAGCGATTTCTCAATTGGGTGGTAAAGATAATCTAGGCTATAGGATGAGAGTGCTCCTCGGTATGGAGGAATTAAAAACCAACATATCCGAAGCTTGAGCATCTCTCCCGTTCAGAAGGAAGAAAGATCAACATCTTAGGCGATTATCAATCGTCCAAGATAAGGAAGGAAAGTCTCGTGTCATCGCGATTCTTGACTATTGGTCACAAACCGCGCTAAAACCTCTTCACGATAATCTTATGAAAATCTTGAAAGGAATTAGTCAGGATTGTACCTTTAATCAGGAATCGTTCAAAAACGTCATTCCTAAACAAGGTCCATACCAGTCGACTGATCTATCCAATTGTACTGATCGTCTTCCTATCTGTTTACAGAAAAGGATACTATCAAATATAATAGGAGTAGAAAAGGCGACGGCATGGGAGAACATCATGGTAGCTGAACCATTTGCTTTCAATGGCGAGCTCTACCCCTACAGGGTAGGCCAACCAATGGGAGCTTATAGTTCATTTCCTATGATGGCCCTTACAAATCATGTCTTAATCAGAGTAGCAGCAAAGCGGGCAGAAATGCCTCGTTTTACTAAATACTCTGTATTAGGAGATGATATGTGCCTTGCTTCTCAGAAAGTGGATACACACCTCAGACAAATCTTAAATGATTTAGGAGTTGGTATCTCTCAGAAAAGTTATCGAGGTAAACTCTTTAACTTCGCTAAGAGGTACTTCTTCGAAGATCATAAAGAAATATCTGGTTACTCCATTAATGGACTTTGAAGCACTTGGAAGAGCTACGCTCTTCTTCAGAACTTCTTGTCCGGTCAATGGGGTCACGGGTATGTGTACACTGAAGGCAAATCCCTTCGTCAGTTCGTTGAACACGTATATTCCAGATTTGGGAAGCCCCGTCAGGGCCCCCGCGTCGCGAAATTATTACTAGTTCTCGACCAACTTAATATAACCAAAGGTTTAGAAACGATTCCCGCATTGAAGTTATCAATAAAGGAAAACTTTCCAAATTCTAAGGTTGATTTGCTCAGTGATATGGAGATAATCCGTATCATGAACTTATCATATATTAACTTGGCTTCATCGGACTTCAAAACCTACAGCATAGCTTTTACCAAGACCTTTACGGAAATGGCAAAAGTTATGTTCAGTTCTGAAGTCTTGATGAAATCTGAAGAAGTCTGAGAGTATGACGCCCAGCACTGTATCCCAATCATGGGGGCTGCCGTCGATATGGAAAAGAAGTTATTCCGATCCATCGACGACAGACTACATGTTACGACACGTGCAACCGCATTGGCACCTTTTCTAATTAAATTAGAAAAAGGTAGAGTATTTTACGCGAGTGAAATATTCTCAATGCGGAGGGAACAAGCCCTTATATGGTCTAAAGCCAGAGCAACTAAAACTCTCCTTGATTCAATCGAAAAATACGAAGGTATAATTCAATTGTCTCTGGAGAACCAGATGCTCTGACCTAGACTGTTTAAGGAAGCAATGACCGATGAAACGGATCCTTGATATATCAAAGCAGGTCGGTCTAGGTTGGAACGAAGAAGATACAACTTCAGGGCGGCAGAAGCCTACCCTGACGTTGTTCAAGTTCGAATCTTCCCAGATCGCCACTTTGCTACTCAAGATAATCCTTTCAAGAGATCAAGCCCTTCTAGTTTCGTTAACGCCGATGATGATGATAAGTCACATCGGTCTTAAGTTAACTAGAAGCTTGTAACTGGGGTGATACCTCAGGCCGAGTAGTTAAATCTATCCTCCTTCTTTGAATAATTATGGTTACCCTATCCATAAGTATTCATTGAAGGGATTTAGAAAGGGTTTTGCGACCCTGGACTTCACTACTCGTGTATGCCACTCTATTACAACCCTGTCACTATATGTAACGTGTATACCATCCGTCAAGAATTTAACCTCTTGAAGCAGGGTATAGCGCACATATCGGGCCAGAACTGTTTTAG